ATCCAGAAGCGCACCAGCCGGCCCAGGATCAAATCGCACTCGCATCCGCATTGCTTGGCCAGCAGAAGCACTTCGCGCGTAGTCGGCAGTGTGCAGCGAATTGGAACCCAGTCACCAGCCATCCGTGTCGGCCTCCAGAGCCCACGGCGGGAATCGAACCCGCCCTAGCCGCCTATCGTGTGGGCTGGTCTTTCGGTGTGAACTCACCGCAACGGTCTTTGTGACTTGTGGTCGGCCACTTCCACACGTCGCCTAACCCTCTGGCATCATGCGGCGCGACTGCCGGCGGAAAGCGTTTGCATTCGCCAGCCCAGTCCACGCGACTGTAGAGTGTCGAGAGGCAAGACAGGCCACCAAACAGTGACTCATGAAAGCACACTTGTTCCTCGGGCCATAGAGGACAATAAAGCTCAGACCAGTGCTTGCACTTCGCACAGCAACAATCCGGAAGCATACGCATTAGCACTTCGTGGTCATCTTCACTCAGGTGTTGCCCGTCCATTTTAATGGACAGCGTGTTGCGTGCTTCATTTTCTGTGTTCATCGTCGTTTCCCCTTTCCTGTCTGGCCATCTTTTCACCGGCCCGCATTGCGACTTCAATCCAGTTTTTCAGAGATTCCCCCAGTTCCCGTACCTCGGCTGCCAGCACGCGAAGCTTTTCCGCAGTCTGGTGTAACTTCAAGGAAACGGTGTCAAGGCCGTCGGCTATCCGCTCCGGTGTGCCGGGTTCAGGGGAAATCTCCATGTGATTCTGTCCTTTTCTTCAAACGCCAAGCCAAGCCTGCCAAGCCGTGCCCTGCCGTGCCGCGCCCAGCCAAGCCGCGCCGCGCCCAGCCTTGCCACGCCCAGCCAAGCCACGCCTGCCAAGCCTTGCCAAGCCATGCCTTGCCAGGCCCCGCCCCGCCTTGCCCCGCCGTGCCAAGCCAAGCCCTGCCCAGCCGTGCCATGCCAAGCCTGCCAAGCCTCGCCACGCCTAGCCACGCCCTGCCTTGACATGCCACGCCTGCCATGCCATGCCCTGCCTTGCCCCGCCGGGCCGAGCCCTGCCATGCCATGCCTTGCCGCGCCGCGCCATGCCCTGCCTAGCCGCGCCGTGCCTTGCCCCGCCGGGCCCGGCCCCGCCTGCCAAGCCCTGCCCTGCCCTGCCTGGCCGAGCCGGGCCCCGCCACGCCGAGCCTTGCCGCGCCGCGCCATGCCCTGCCGAGCCCTGCCTGCCATGCCCTGCCCCGCCACGCCATGCCCCGCCAGGCCGAGCCGCGCCAGGCCTCGCCACGCCTAGCCACGCCCTGCCTTGACATGCCACGCCTGCCAAGCCTGCCATGCCCCGCCCTGCCATGCCTCGCCCAGCCTCGCCACGCCATGCCATGCCTCGCCCAGCCAGGCCTTGCCTTGCCCGGCCGAGCCACGCCTTGCCCAACTAATGCCCAGCTTCAGCAAATGCGAAGCGGTCGATTACCGCAAATAAATCCGCGAACTCAACTAGAGCGGCATATTTGCGCCGCCACCACTGGAGTTCCCGGTAGGCCCTCTCCAGAATCTGCTGCCGCGTTGTTTCGTCTCGCATCGCAGCACACACGTGCGAGTACGCCTTGCTGTCGCTTTCGCGCTCCAAACAGACAAACGCCCGCACCGGCTCGAACTTGTGCTCGCCTTCTTCGGGGCAGACCACCACGGCTCGAATCAAATAGTCAGCCTGGCGAAGCCTGTACTGATGTGCTGCCTTGCGGTCATCCCACTCGAAGTACCGATGCAAGGGATTCTTTGGATTCCTGGCTTCTCTCACTACCGCTTCGGCCTGGAGCCAGCCCCCGTTCTTTTGCCGGATTTCCTCCAGGCACTCCCCGACCACTTGCGGGTCGCCGCAAAGACGGAAGCCGCTGCGGAAGTCGTACCTGTACCTCATCTGCTTTTCCTTTCCTGCTGTAAGGCCACTATTTCTTCTTGCGATGCCACATGGAACAATCCCCATTGGCCGCCGCGCTCCGGGCGTCCTTCGCCCACCCCTATGCCGAACCCGGCCACCTGGAAAAGGTTCACGATCTGATCCAGGCTGAGGACGTTGGCGTTGAAGCGAATCGTCAGACACGTGTGCCACGGCCAGAACTCAGCGCGAAAGCGTATGTCGGCCACGCCCGTGGGCAGCCGCACAAAATCTCGCCGCCGCTTCGGTGTCCCCTCGATCTTCACATACTCGCCCACGATGTGCATTGCGGCCCGCGCTTTGGTTTTGGCTACGCCATCGACCTGTGGGCAGGCCTCGACAGCCGCCGCCTTGAAGGCAATTGAGGGAAAGCCGAACGCACCTTTCTCAATGTCTTCCTCTGTGGGCGATTCCGGGCACTCTGTGAGGATATACTGCGGCGGGCACCCGGTGAGCCAGTAGAGGGAATTGCAGAAGTCTTCCCAGGGATTTTTCGCTTGCTTTGCGTGCCGCGCTTTTTTCATTTGCTTGCCGAGAATCTGTTGCTCGGCCTTTGCGTTCCAGGCGTGGCAGATAAGCGGGCTATCGCCCACCAGATAAAGTTGACACGTTTCGATAGGGAGTGGGGGAATCGGAACATCTACCTCGGTTCTTCTTCTGCGTGCCATAGATTCTGCTCCTTTTTTGAGGGAAAAGCCCGAAATGGGCGTTTTCTCGCTCATTGCTGTGTGTCTCCGAACAGCAAACGCCGCCGATGCTCGACCGCCCGCCGCCAGGCTTCCCGCATCGCCCAACAGGTTGTTGCGGGAAAACGGGGATTGGTTTCGACCGGCCCGGTCTGTTGAGCCAATTGGTCGGCCTGCTCGTCGGCAGCGTCGGCCAGGGCTGGCAGCGTTGCGTGGCAGTATTTCAAAAGGTATGCCATGTCTTCGCCGCCCATTTGCAACTGCCAGGCAATTTGATGAGCGAGCCTTGATCGGGCCTTGCTGCTACAGACATCCAACCGGTCACGGAATATCTCGTGCTGACCATGATGAACAAGCACTAGTCTGACGTCACGGCCGTCCCACGGCGCGATTGCGAAGGTGACCTTGGTCTGCTGCTGGTCGAGCACCGCACCACCTCCTTGAATCAAAAAAGCGATGGACACTCCAAATCGCGCAGCACGTCGTCAACCCGTTTCTCGTATCGTCTGGCTTCAGCCAGTGCCGCCTGGCTGCGGGTTTCAAAGAATTGCCGCTGGCAAAAGCGCATGTAGCCTACTAGACGGCGAAACGCCTCCAGTGATTCGACCCGCTGTTGGAGCTTCTCGCACCGACAGCGGTAGCAACTGCCGCCACATTCTCCTGCGGTGCAAATCTGAATCGTCTTCGGAACAACCATGACGTTTCCTGTGCCTTTGCGGATTACGCGGGCGACCGCCCAGTGGATATGCGGACTTTCCCTCTTCGCTTTGGAAGATATTGCTCGCACGCCCGTTTGGCTCCGCTCAGAGTGCGGTAGCACTTGTGTATGGAAATCGGGTGCCAGCGCAGGCCGTCGGGTGTTTGTATCAAGGCGAGAGCGTAGTAGCGATCTGGAAGTCCGCCGCCTCGATAGTGGTCAATCCGGAATCGCTTGCATTGCGAAAGCAAAATGCGACGCTCCGCCCAGGAAACGTCCGCGCGACGCCAACGCTTCCATTGAATTGTTTGTGCGATCATCATGCGACCTCCGCAACGATTTCCTGATGCTCATCGGCCTCCGCCGTCAGGATCACCACGCCGACCTGGCGGGCGATCGCAGCTACCTCGGCCCGATTGACCGGATCGAGCGATTCCCACGCTTCCTGCGGAACGGTAACCAGTCCACCCTGGCCGACCTGCTCAGCCGCAATCTCAAGTGCGATCCGCCACCGCTCGCCAGGCGATAGCTCGCTAAAGGCCTCCACACCACGGTCGGTATCGCACACCAGCCGACCGCTTTCGACCCGCAGCCGCCTGGTCACGGCGGCCACCAGGCTGGTCAGTACATCATCGGTCGACTTCGCGGCTTCCCGGTACGCTTCCGCGTGCTTTTCCGCTGCCGCCGCCACGCCGGCAAGCTGCTTGATCTGGTCGATCATCTTTCCGATGCCAACCAGGTGGACCGCTTCCGCGTGCTTCCGCCGGGCTTCCTCGACCGCCTGCTGGGCGGCAGTCAGTTCCTCGTCGCCGACGATCTGCGGCACTTGCTCAACCACCTTCCGGAGTTCCTCGATCTGCTTGCGAAGCCGGGCGGCATCTTCCGCCTGCTTCTTCACCTGTTCACGCTGTGTTCGCAGTGCAGCCAATGCCTGCTGAAGCTTGGCGATCTTGGCGTCCAGGTCAACCAGTTCCGCCTCGTACTCGGCCGGCTCGCGGATGCTGGCCGCCTTCAATTCGGCCAATTGCTTCTTGGCATGGGCCACTTGTTCAGCCTGCTGTGCCGCTATCTGCTGGCGGGTTTCCAATTCTTTCAGCCTCACCAGGGCCTGCTGAAGCTGCTGCTCGGCCTGCAGCCGTGCTTGCTGGCAAGCGGCTTCGCTGGTGGCCTCTTGGGGCACCGGGCCTGGTAACTGCTGCCGCAAAGCGGAAACTTGCGAGCGCGCATCTTCTAGTTGGCGTTCGTACCGCCGGGCTTCTGCTTCCAACGCCCGCTTGAGCCTTCCGGCAAAGATCACTGGATCGTCGGTCTGCTCAGACGGGCCGACCAGCTCGCCAATGGAAGTGTCGGGCGGTAGAATGGTCGCGAATGTGGTTGGGTCCGCGGACTGGCCGGATAACTGAATAAGGGCTTTTATCCGCTGTCGGTCCGCGGCCTCGTCATCCTTTATCGGAGGCTGCACTAGCTGCGAAAGGTCGAGCCGTCCTTCCAGCGTTACCACTTCCGCTTCGCCAGTTCGTCGCTGGCTTCTGCCAATCGTCAGCTTGGCTCCAAAGCCTTCGATCACGCCTTTGGCTGCACCATCGCGGCAAGGCGGACGGCCCCGACCGCTGACCAGGCTGTCGATCGCCGCCAGGGCGTGCGATTTGCCGATGCCGTTGCGGCCTTTCAGGACGACTACGCCAGCATCAGGCAAGGGGATTGCAAGTTTCTCGATTGGGCCGACGTTTTGCAGTTCGATCAGTTTCATGATTGTTCTCCTGTGAGCACACCGAGTTCACGCAAAAGCTTGTCGTACTCATCGACGATCGACGTTGAAACGATTTCCGCTTGGACTACCGGTACCTCGACGGCTTGCTGTTGCGATTCGACAGGCTGAAGGGCGGGCGATTCAACCTCCCGGTCTGGCAATTGGCCGGTCATCCACAAATACAGTGCGTCTTGCGCCAGTACATCCGCGAGCGCATACGCCGCCAAAGTTTTGTAGTCGCCTTTCCGATAGACTTCGGGAACGTCCACGCCCGACATGGCGGCCTTGTGGTTCACCAGTCCTGCCGCTTCCAGTGCTTCCTCCAAGCTGGTCATTGTTTTTTCTTCCAAGCTGAAGTATCGCCACATGGCCATGGTGTCATATGTGGGTTGCTCAGGATCAGCCAGGCACGGCGGCAACCGGAGGCCGTGGCGGATCATTGCCAGCCGCAAGCGGGGAAGATCGAAATGCCGCAGGTTGTGGCCGACAAGCACGGTCTCCGGCCCGCAGACCAGCAGATATTCCCGCAGCCGCAGGAGCATCGAGCGTTGATCGGCCAACCGCTCCAACGGCACGCCGGCGATCTGCTGGTCATCAATCGGCATCCAGTGCAGCAGTCGGCAGTCTGCTTCCGTTCTCAAGGCCACCGAGATGATCGGGGCCGTGTCCAGAAGTGCGAGACGCTCCTTTTTCTTTTCCAGGGCTTCCAGGTAGCGCTCTCCGATCGTGGCTGGCTTCCAGTTCGCATTGGGGGCGAAGGTTCGCCGCAACGAGGCCTCGGCCTCCGTGGGATCGCCCGCAATGGTTTCGATGTCGATGGTCACATGTTGTGGTGGCGTAACCCAGATCATCTTTCACCTCCCCCGGCCGCGGCCGTAATAGCTGTTCCCCCAGCCTCGATAGCCGTCATTGCGATATGGTCTCCGTGCGACCAGCCAATCGCCCCATGCTTGCGCACAATAGTTCAATAGGTTCTGAAGGTTGGCCAGTGCTTCCGCCGGGAAGTGCACCCGCACGTGGACTTCGCGTCCGTCGGCCAGTGGTACCACCACCGGCACCGAGACGCCTGTCGGTTGTGGCAACGTCCCACCAATGAACGGCGTAGGGGCCGGCTGCTGCCCAAATGGCATCTGTCCGGCGGGCAGACCAAGGCTGGGCCAGCCGGTCGTCGGCTGGGGTTGTTGTGGTGCCGGTTGTGGCGCCGGCTGCGGCAATTGCTGCCGCAGTTCGTTGGCGATCATTTTTGACAGTTGTTCAAGCACTTCTGCGGCCATGATACGTGCTCCCGAGCCTGGACAGGGGACGGGGGGCACGCAGGCGTCCCCCACCAGGCCAAAAGAGATTTTTGAATGCTCCCCGGGCAATGCCCGCCCGTAACCACTATGCAATCTTTTTTGATTCATCCCCTGTCCGCCCCAAGATGAGTCCCAGTTCGGCCTCGGCGGAAGCCAATTCGCCCTTTTTTTGCTTCAGTTCTTCCTTCAGTTCCTCAATCGCGCTCTTGGTGGCTTGAATCCGATTCCAGACTTCTTGGACTTCGGCGAAGATTTCCGCCAACGAAGGACTTGTGAGCAACGCAGTTTCCTTTTTCCCCATATCACTGCCCCTTCAAAAACTTGGTGAACATTTCCCGCCCGATTTGTGCTATCTTGTCGAGCACCCCATTTCCTCCCTGGCCTTCTTGTGTCTGTTCCCACCGCCGCCCGATTCGCTCAACCTCGTCGGCCAAATGCTCTGCGGCGGCCAGGTCGATCAACTCCAGGTCAGCGTGCCAGTGAACAAGCACGCGGATTGCCAGTCGCCACTGCTGTGGCTCGAACCGGAGGACATGCACATGCTCGGTCGGGTCGAAAAGTGCGATCACCGGATACTTCCGTGCAGGCGTCCATGCGACCATTGTCGATTTCCTTATGTTGCCTTTGAGTAAAGCAAAACCATATCATCCAAGTTCCACAGCTTCATCCAATGGATACCCCAACACTGCCGTTGCCCGTGTCTGACCGGCACGGGATTCAACTGGCCTTCCTCGATGAGGTGCCGGCGGTCTGCCCAGCCGGCGGCACACATTACGCCGTGCTGTCCGATCATCAGCACGTAAAGCACGTCCTCGATGTATTGTGGAAGCATCGGGTCAGGCGTGCCTCGCGGCGGCCGGACCAGCAAATATCCCTTTTCGCTTGTGCAGTAGCGCGTGTGCTTGACCTCGATCGGTTTGCTTAGTCCCGTCCACTCCGGTCGCAAATCACATCCCCGGTTCGCTCCCTCCTGCCGCAGCCAATCCTCAAGATGTCCAGGGCACAAGATTAGACACGCCGCCAGTTCGGCTTCCCGTCCATCCCAATCGATTTCCCAATCAGTCTGTCTGAGTGACTGCTTTCGCGTGCCGACGACGCCTGCCGCCTGAAGCCGTGCCATCCGCCGCGCCCTGGCCTCGATCAGGGGTCGCCATTGATGAACGTGCACCTCTCGAATCACCCGGCCACAGTTCGGGCAGGCCAGCGGTCCGACCGTCCCTGGCGGCGGCAATTGAAGCTCGCCCTCGCTATCGCACGGAATGCACCGGACTGTCACTGTGCGGAACACGCTTGCATCCTCTTGGTCGCCAGATCGGCAAACTTCTGGGATTTTTCGATGCCGAGGAATCGGCGGCCTGTCCGCAGGCAAGCCACACCGGTTGATGCTGAACCACAGAATGGGTCGATCACCAGGTCGCCTGGCTCGCTGCCGCACTCCACTATTCGTTGCACCAGGGCCACCGGCAATTGCGTGGGAAAATCCGGCAGGCGTTCGGCGGCGGTTCCCACCAGTCGCGGAATGTCGCTCCATACGTCATCGAGGATTTTTCCGCCAGGTGCTGCCCGTTTGTCTTCGTATTTGACCTGCCGGTCTGATGGCCGCATCACCGCCGTACTGTTGAAAACGAAGCGCTTCGGGTTCTTGACGAAATAAAGCAATCGCCGAGAACAGCGGTTGAAGTTGTTGGCCTGGTTGACGCCGAACGTTTCGTACCAGGTAATCCAGGAGCGGACGTACAGCGCCTTGATCTCCGCTGCCACGCTGGGCGTTGGTCCGAGCAGGCCTTCGATCAATATATATGCCACGGAATCATAGGGCCGGCCTTTTTTTTTGGAATGAAGCTGGTAAACTCCGCGTCCGATCAATTCCAAGGCGGCGGCGTTTTCGTGGTTGATCAGTAACCAGAAGCTTCCGTCATCGGTCAGAGCGTCCCAGCAGGCTCGAATCCACTGAGCACACCATTGCAAGTATTCCCACGGCGGCAATCGATCGGCCTTGGAGCCCTCGCCGTAATCGATCCCGATGTTGTACGGCGGGTCGGCGAAAATGAGCCGGGCTTTTTCCGAGATTTTTGGGAGGACCTCCAGGCAGTCGCCGCAGATGATCTCCCACTGCTGGCTATCATGCTTCTTGGCGGCAGCGGCCTTTTTTTCAAGCTCTTGCCGCTTCTCTCGCCGCTGGAGTTCCACCTTGGCCTGAGGGATCGTCAGTTGGCCGACCTCCACCTTCTCGGCCAGATCAGGGGCCGCCTCGACCAGCTTGCGGGCATCACGCAAGTATTGCGGGTTTGTGCCGCTGGCACGGGCAAGCTGCGTATCGGTTTCTCGCTCATGCCTCTCGAACCCTTCCCCAATTATTTTGGGAAGGGTTTTCTTCTTCCCTCGACCGCCTAGCTTGCCGTGCGTGCCCGCTTCCTTCTGCCGCTGCCTTGCTTCGGCTTTTACCTCAGCCACCTGGGCGGCGTATTGCTGGCACAATTTTTCCCGCTTGGCCTGGGCGACGGCGGCCTGGCTTGGGGTGAGATGTCGCCGGTGGAAATTCGCCGACCAGACGTAAGCCAGTGCCGCCAGCGCGTCGCCTTGAAACTCTCGCGTCGCCGGTTTGATGCCCAGTCGTTGGCAGACCAGCCAGCGGTTGCGGCCATCGAGCACTTTGCCCTGATAAAGAACGATCGGCTCCCGCAGCCCGTGCTGGCGGATGTCCTCGGTCAGCGAGTCAAGTTCCGCCTCCGGCAGTAGCGGAAACACGTCGGCAAGCTCGTGGAAGTGCAAATGCGGGGCATTGCCCACATCGCCGCTTTTTTTCATTGGCGTGCCCCCTTCAAACGAAAACCCCGATGGGCGCCCGGGCTGCCAGTCTGCCGGTCTTCCCATCGGGGTTTGAATTGTCTGGATCGACTGGCAGCCCACAGGCTACCAGCATTATAGCTTTTCTATAATAGCTGTCAATAGCCGATTCTAGAAAATCTACAACTACTCGTTCGGCAGCACGTTGCGTGCTTTGGCGAGGCCAAGTGCCTTGGCGATGTGCGGCAGCATTTTGATGTTCGGCGTGCTGTGGCCGTTTTCCCAAGCATAAGCCGTGGCCACAGATACCCTCTCGCCGGCGCTTTCCGAAACCCGATCGGCAAACTGCTGCACGGTAATTTTTGCCGCTTCGCGTAATTGCCTTATCCGGGCTGCCACTCTTCCAGTGTAGGTGCTCATGTCTGGCTCTTTTCGCTTTGGCGTCATACTTTGCCCCTGGATAGCGTGCTGAAACCAATGGTCTTAACAACGGGGCGGCGATTGTAACGACTTGCCCTGTCAGAAAATAGCTCAAAAAACCAGCCGGGGGACGCGGCACGTAGGTCGCAAGCACCCGCTTGTGTAAGTCAGCCCCCGGGCGGACCACCCGCCCGGAAATCGGGACAATCCCCCGGCTGGTCAGTCGGCGGGTTTGGAGGTAATAAAGGCGAACATGTTCACTTTGACGGGACAGGGTTTCCGCCTGGCCCAGTTGGCCAAGACGGGCCAGCCATTGTCGTGGCGTGACCGCCTTGGCCGCTGGCTGCAATGGCTTCGCCGCCGTTGAACGGCTGTCCGCTAGGGGCAGTACCGGCCTCAGTATGCGGCCGGTTTGGCATTTCCCTGTCCATTCGCTTTGAGCAGCACGTGCAGCGGTGGAACGGGCGGGGGCTGCTGGAGGAGCAGACGGGGATCGATATAGTGCCGCAGTGTCGTCTCTGGGCTGGTGTGCCCAGCATGGCGGCGTGCGGCTTCCAGACTGTTGCGGGCCGCTTCGGTCACGCTCGACCGCCGCCAGCGATGCGTGAGCTGTCTTTGGCTGCGGGGTGCCGGAATACCGGCCAGCCAGCACAGATAGCGCCAGACCGAGAAGAAATCCCGCCTGGACTTCGGCCACTCCGGCCAGCAGAAGATCAGTTCCCTGGGCGGCTCGGCCAGCAGCTCCAGCGCTGCCAGACACTCGACGGACAAGGGCTTGATCTGCGGCCGATAACTCTTCGTTCCTGGGCAGGCCTGAATCACGATGCATCGGTGTTGGTAATCCACGTCGGCCCAGCGGAGGCGAAACATTTGCGAAACTCGCAAGCCGGTTTCCCAGGCCACATTCAAGAAGGCTCGCCACCAATCGCCCGCGCGGTGGGGCCCCAAGTGGCCTGGTTGCTCGGTGGCCACCAGGAATAGCTTGGCAACTTGCTCGGAAGTCCATGCCTCTGGCAGCGGCGCGGCCGTTCTGATTTTCGGCCACACCCGCGGCAAATCGGCGATCAGCCGCAATTGCCAAGCGAAGGTCAACAAGGTTCTCAGACGCCGCAGATAATCGCTGGCAGTTTCGGATTTCCTGGTAGCAACCAATCGTCCCGCCAGAATATGCAGGGATTCTTCGGTGATGCAAGAAACGTCGGCGCCGCAGATAGCCTCGGCGGTGCGAGCCACGCGCAGATACAGATCGCGTGACGCTTTTTGGAGATACTGGACGGCAGCATAGCGTTGAGCCAACTCGACAAGTCTCATGGCAGCACCTCACAGAAGCATTGGCAGCCCTGGTGGCCGCCATGCTCCCGAAGGGCCGCCGGATGGACCAGGCGATCCCTCTATTGGTAGCATAAGGCAGAGCAACCCACCCATCCGAAAGCACGGGTGCCCCCTTTCCGTCGGCAATTCTGGTCAGTTGGCTTCCCTCTTGGGACGCCCGGTGGAGCACCCACTAAGCGAGCTACAGCAGGCTCAGAGAATGCTCCGCTTTTGAACGGCCGCATTATATAGCGGCGTATAAAATCCGTCAATAGGGAACTCGCTTCTTGCCCAAATCGATTGCTTTAGCTGCGCCGCAACTCGCCAGAACGCGGCCGGCCCACCTTAGACGGCCGCTCCCGGTGGCGCAAGACCTCCCGTTCCGGGATCAGCCAGATGACGCCAACTTTTTGCCCTGCCATTTGGCCAGCCCAAAGCATTTGGCAGATGCGGCCTGGCGTAACCCCCAAAAGCGCCGCAGCCTCGGCCACGGTCAACAATCGCTCAGAGGTGGGTTCGAGCACTCGCATGCCCCTATTCTATATGCCGCTGAAATAATTTGCAAGAAAAGGCGGCAGGTGTGTTCAGGCAGCGGAGCTAGCCCCCCGGCCCTCACGGCACCGGGCACCTGCCAAATGGGCGGCGCGCGATTCGAACGCGCGACCTCCACCGTGTGAGGGAACCGCTCCAACCAACGCATAGACCAATAAGAGAGGGGAGCCGCCGCGGTGGAAATGTTCAGTGGCAGCCAGTGGAGAAGTCGGCTAGGCCTGGGCAAGCAAACGAGTGGTTGAATAGTTGCCTTTGATCGGCAGGCAGACGACCAGACCGCCGTAGCTTTCCACCACTTCCCGGCCAACTACCTGCTGCGGCTGGTAATCGCTGCCTTTGATGAGAACATCAGGCCGGATCGTGCTTATCAATTCCGCCGGTGTCAATTGGTCGAAAAGCACCACGTAATCAACACATTCCAGGGCGGCCAGCATCGCCGTTACCGACGTCGAGGGCCGTCCCACTCGCCACTGCGGCCGCGGCGGATCTATATGCGAACAGCTAGTCCGGCCCTCGAGGGGTGGTCAGCTACTGGTCGCACCCAGCGAGGCAAGCACAGCGGCGCGGTTGGATGGATTGTTTTCCCAGCCGCGTTGCTGAAGCTCGGCCGCCATTTCTTCCACTGAGCATCGCACCCGCACAACCCGAAAGCCATGCTGCGATAAGTATGTTTCGAGTTCAGCCAAGGATTGCTGATATTCAGCATGAGAGCTGAAACCGGACTGGGTGAATGCGTCCCAAGCAGGGAACTCGGATTCAGAGACATCCCACAGCACGATGTTGGTCGGGACGAGTTCCTTTGCAACCCCAACCGCAAACTCTTTCAGGAACTCTCTTGGCTTGTCTTGCATCACGGGCTCCTTGGGGCGGTATTGCTGCCGAGTATCGAACGCACGACCAGTTCAGAAACCGACAACCCTGCTTGCTTGGCGGCGGCACGGATTGCCCGCCGCTGGTGGTCGGTCACGCGAACGGTCAACAGTTTGGTCTTCCGATCCTGTGGTCGCTTTCTGGGTCGGCCCTTCCGCATCGCACTCTCCAATCAATCATCGCCGCCGTCGGCCTCTTCTTGCGTCTCTTGTGCGACTAGTCCGGCGACCAGCTCACGCAAGCGATCTGCGAAGGCAACAAGCTCGTCAGCGGTAAAAGGTATGTCCAAGTGATAGTGTGTGTCCGGATTGAGGCGGCCCACCGTGATCTCGATGTCGCTCGATGCATAATAGCTCGGGATTTCGTGATCCGATAGTCGGATTTTTCGATCGGCAATCTCCCAATATCGCGACTGCGATTTATTCGAGAAATAGCATTTGCGGTGTGCTGCTTCGCAAATGACATCGGTTAGGTAGTCGATCGCGCACTCTTTCAATGCTCGCTCGACTTTGTGCTGTTCAGCCTCCTCGGTTGCGTAGTTGAGAGCCGCTTCCAACGCCTTGACAGCTTCCAGCGGAGTCACACTCGAAGCATAATAAATAATCGTCTCGAGCGCGTCTCTGCGTAGGAGGCTGAGGTCAAAGCAGAACGATTCCCACAGTGGCTTCGCATCTGAATAAGATTCTTCGACAGTGTCTTCGACCTCGGCTTCGGGATCGTCGGCCCCCTCCCATTGCATTTTTTCTAGCAGCAGCTTGCGAATTGTCGCGTCGTCGGCTCTGTAAGCTGCCTTCTCCCACTTAGCGGTCAGTTCGAGCGCTTCCAGGGCTTCAGAAATTGCATTGTGCATTGGTCGCCTCCCAGTTTCTTTATCGTCATCTGTCGCACATTATAGCAGATATTTTTTGTATATACAATAGTCTATACAAAAAATCTGCGTGTCGGCACAACCCTCGGTAAAATAAGCGGTTACGTCGAGAAGACAAGCAGGCTTTGCGGTCCGACAGCGACAGGTGGAAGAAGAGTCACCCAATGCTAGAAGGGATGCTAGGCCGCGAGTCGAAGCTTACAACGGCCGATGGGGAGCGCTAATGCGTCCGAATTATCCAGCGGACGGAGTACCAAGCCGGCGTCACGTCCTCAATAGAATGCGTCAGGGGCGCGACGAAGCGATCATGCTCACTCGTTCCTGATTGATAGTAAACGCTGCCTATTGCGAGGTGCCCATCGTGATTGTGCTGGGCGAGAGTTTCAAGCGCCTGGCCGCCCTGATTGCCTGGATTCCACCACAGCTTTCCTTGTTCAACCCCGACCAAAAATCGACCAGCGGCTGCGGTCAGCTCCTCCCAGCCTTTGGGAATCGGGGCAATGGTATTCCAGGCTTTGATGGTGCCGAATTCGTCATCGACACAAGGAGTCGTAATCATCAAGTGGCCATCAGCATCTGGCTGATAGCCGACCACGGAGTCCTCAAATAAGGCTGTGGCTTTGCCCAGGCATATCGGCGTGTACACGTAAAACGTGTCGCCTTCGACTGATCCTCCTTGCCAGTCACAACGACGCACTGGCACCTGTCTTGGAACCGTGGCAGACGCATTCGTAAATCCGGCTTGAACCTTTGCCCATTGCGTGTGACTAACCGGCACTCCGAATCGCACAAGACACAAGATAGGATTGGTCGGGCCTGCTTGACGCCATAGAATTTGTCCAGAGCCGACGACCTTGGACTCCAGATGCGTGTAACTCGGTCTGACCTCGCAAAATTGGTGAGCGACGTCGTGAGACCAGACATAGGCCAAGCAGACCCCCGCAATACAGACCAATCCCATCTTGCCAGCCGGAATCGGCTCGACGGCGACGCCGAACAACCCCCGATGGTTTTCGGTCGGAAGAACTGCCTTGATCGCCGTCCGTTCCCGCCAATCGCCTGAGTCCAGCAGTGGACCTCCCACGCCGACAATCTCGAACTGATTGAGTTGCAGCCCGGTGTCGTTGCGAGCCAGCACCGTGGTGCGGCTGTCGTGGCGTGTGGGAAAAGCCGCAGAACGTCCGGCTCGGCCGCCGTAGTATTCGGCAGCCATTCGCATCAGGGCGTTCCACACGTCCGCCCGGATACGCAGTGGTTGTCCTGGTCTGACTTCTTCAAACATTGCGGTTTCGCGGGCTCTTCAGGCAATCCCCAATAAGCTGAAATCCGCTTCCCGATAGACCTGGTGAACGTAGACAGCCAGCGGCTTGCGGATGGCCTTGCCTTGATCGGCCGCGTCCTCGTAAAGGACTTCGAGGTATTCCCATCCTCGTTTGAGCGGCACGACGATATTCCCGATCACTAGATTGGTTCGATTCGGCTGGCACAGAAACTCGTAACTGATTTCCCAGTATTCGAGGTTCTTGATTGTGCCGGTGGCTCCCACAAAGAGCACTTCGCCCTGGTTAAAGCCATTCCAGGTCCGGTCGTTGGTCGTGCCCGTCAGCCAGAAAAGCATCGCCCGATACCCTGGCGTGACGTCGGCGGCCGCCAATTGGACTTTATAAGTCAGCTTCATCGTGGGCATGTGGACTTGCACGCCCTCGACTTGGCCGTCGTTGTAGCCAATCACGCCGCCCATATTCGGAGCGTTCTCAGGGTAACGACGCGTCGCCAGGCTTTGCGTGATCTTTTCGGTGCCGCCAGTGGTCGAAAACTCGTAACTGAAATCCAGCGGGTCTTGCTTCTTCAGTTCGGAATAGGTAACCTCGGCCTCCCATCGCTGGTCGGCCAAGGGCTTGATGTCGATCTCAGATCGTACCAGGCGGCCGAACAGAAGCACTGGGGTCGCACTGCGGACGGCCGCGGCCGCATCGGCTGCATACGGCGTGCCGCTGACCACGTATCGAGCTGTGTAAGTCTCGCTGGTCCCGGTGCGATATTCAGGCGACTCCGGGCGTTCCGCAACCATAATACTCATCAGCTGAACTCCAACGCTTTTTTGCGGTGCAACTCTTCGCGGATGGCGGCAGTATTGCGGGCTGTGGCCTCGGCCGCGCGAGCTGTGCGTTCCGCAGTTCCGGTGCCGAGCACCTGATGGGCGAAGTACGAAAAAGTGCCAACAGTCTGTCGTCGCAGGCCTTCCAAGAGGTCGGGTGCTTGCGGGAGTTGCGGTTTTACGGCTTCCTCGGCCTCGGCTCTCTGGCGCGCCTCGGCTGCCCGTCGCCGCGCTTCAGCCAGTTTTCCCTTAGCCTCAGAGATCTCTTTTTCGACTGCCCGCTTGCGCTGTTCAGCTTCTTGCATGCGTCGCTCGATCGCACGCCGTTCATCCTCTTGCAGCGTGCCGAGCATTTCCCGCCGCAGCTTATCGATGTCGCTGAGCGCTTGAGTTCGCTCGTGCGACGCTTCGGCCATCGCTTGATCTAGTTCCCGGTTGCGTTCCGCTTCCCGCCGACGATAATCGGCCTCCAATTCGGCTTTAAGGTCCTCGGCGGACACGCTTTCATCAACCAGCGCCCACAACTCCGCCAGCCGCTTCGAAATCCACGTAACGGCAGAATCCCAGTAGCTCTTGACCGTTTTGGTGGCTTGCAGCCCGAACATCCGGATTGCACTGGTGACTTTGACCCACTGCTCTCGGAGCCAATACCAAGCGCTGACAATTGCCTTGGCGGCCTCATATTGGGCGGCGACCCAGACAGCCGTAAAAGTGGCTTTCGTATCGCTCCAGATTTTCACCAGGGCTCCGGTAGCCTCAAGCCAAACCGCCTTTAGTCCCAAGCCCATCACCTGGGCAGCTAGTTCCACGTCGCCAGCCAGTAAAGAATCAACGATGCCAGCGAAAGTCTCATTTACTGAGTGGCGCAAGCCCCGCAAAGCCTGGACGACCGTTTCTATCGACCGCTGCACTAAACCGGTGGCTACGGCGATGTATCCAGCACCCGTAGCTATCACGCCAGCTAGCCCCCAGATTGCTGATGGTATTGCCTTGATGATGGCAAGCAATCCTGAAAAGGCTTTACGTATAGGCGACAGAATCACCGCAATTCCTTTCAGGAAAGCGCTGGCAGCCAGCATGGCTTTCCCACCGACAAATAAGCTCGCGCCCAGGGCAAAAACGCCGCTGGCAACAGCAAACACTGACCTTATGACGCCCTGGTTGGCATCGATCCACTTGCGCAGGTGTTGCAGCAGGCCGACCAGACCGCGAAGGATCGGCTGCAATACTGGTGCAAGCGCTGCTCCCACTTTGGCGAAGGTGATTTTGACCGCCCGCCAGGCGTCGGTGAAGTCTTGTGCTAGCCGAGCACCAGCGGCCACCTCTTTTTCGCTCAAGTAACCTACTCGCTCGAGTCTGGCCCCAACCGCATCGAGGGATTTACTGCCTTCAGTGATCATCGGCAAGATCGCAGTACCGGATTTTCCGAAGACAGACATCGCCATTGCTGCGCGCTGACCCGGATCCTTAATCCGCGCCAGGGCATCAGCGACCGCCCGTAACTGTTGCTCGGGCGACATCGATGCCAGCACACCAGCATCCAGGCCAAGACGTCTGAAAGTCTCGGCGGCCTCTAGCGATCCCAGGCGAGCTTCCTGGATCGCCTTCTGCATCCTGCGCAGTGCCGTCTCGACGGCTTCAAAACTCGTATCGCTCGTGTCAGCAGCCAGGGAAAGAAGCTGGATCGCTTTAACGCTCAATCCAGTCCGCTCACTGATTGCTGTCAGTGAGCTACCCAGGTTCGCAAAGACTTTCGTCGCGCCGATAAGCGGTGTAAGTACCGCTGCGGAGGCGGTCATCAATTTTCGGCCGACCGTGCTGAGCGAGTCGCCCCAGGATTTGAGCTTGGCCGAGGCTGCGCGCAGTCCTGCGACGAGCTTCCTGTCGTCGGTAAATAGCTCGACGAAGGCACGACCTGCGCGAACAGCTCCAGCAGAGGCACCCGCCATTTGTCACCTCTTGCGATCGACGAAGACGTTCTTGAGCACGCTTATATCAGCTTCAAATTGCACGCTTTGCCGCTGAGTGTAAGGATTGAAATCGGCCGGGCTCAGCGCCCGGGATCGCGGCGCACGCCAGATGTTGGCCAGCAAGGCCATCAGCGCGGATACCCGATTCCATTCGGCTTGCTCGCGGCCCTCGAACATCCAGCACAGCTCTCGCAGAGTAAAGTTGTCCGGTTCGACACCAACGGCACCGGCCAGGCGATAAACTAACCGCCAGGGATCGGCATCGCATTGTCGATGGCAGCTGCCAAGCTCTTCTCCGCGCGTTGAATGGCTTCTGTCTTCGCCTCCTGCTGGAGCCGCAGAAGAGTTTGGAGGATTTCCCGCTTGGCCGCGTGCTTCGGGTGGCGGAAAAAATCAAGAAGCTCCCCGATGAGTGCTTCGGCTGCTTCGCCGAGAACATCGCCGTCGATTGCTTCCTCAAAGGCTGTCTGATCGATTCCCAATCGCTCGGCCTGTTCACGGCAAAAGGCCCAAAGCAAATCTCCGAGGAAAAGCTCACTCTCCAAAATATTGGCGAACGTCCCGACATCGAGCGGGTCAACGCCCAGCAAGGCTTTTACACGCTTGAGCGTGCCCAATCGGGCATCTAACATCCACGTGCGACCGGCTTTATCTGTGAAAGTCCTCATTGCTTCACATACCACTCTGGCGGATTCGCCGAATAAGTCGGTTTCGCAGTAACGCTGACTGTGATCGCTTCTTCCAGCGGCTCGTTTCGACTGAATTTGCTGATCGAACAGTCGGCCAGCAAGCCTTGTGTCCCCGTTTGGTCATGCGGGCCATCCAACACGGCCAGGGTAACCGGCGTGTTGTTGAAATACGCATTTTTGATCGCGGTGAAGTTCTGGTCGGCTGCATCCCAGACCATTTCCCACTCGATGCTGGCCTCGCGGAGCGTAGCCACGGTGGCGCGCCAGCCCTGATTGCTGCGGGTGGTGACGTCGGCCTCGCCGGCCTCCAGATTGAGCGTCAGGTCGCGCACATTGCCGACTTCGGTAAAGATATTTGGGTTCCCTCGCGTAACCCGGTAAAGCTTTGCCTTCATTCCAAGTTTCATGTGACTGGTCCTCCGTTATCACGTCGTTTTGGCGAGGACTTCTCGCCACAGTTCGGGTAATTTCTGCTGCACTTTCTGGAACGCCGGCCGCATGAACGGATGCGCGCGAATCTTTACTTTTACTTTGCGCCGCTCCACGATGGGCTTTGTGCCCGCTTCGGTCCGCCGCTTCACTCTGCGTGTCGTCCAGCTCGGTCCGCCGTATTCCAGTGCTGCGGTAGCCAGCAGGTCGCGTGCCGACTTGGCGAATAGTGCCGGACCTATTACCACGTTGCGTTTAGCTCGCTCGACAACGAAATAGATATGCTGCCTGAGTCTGCCGGTCACGCTCCGGGGCGGTCGACCTGGCGGCGAAGGCTTGGCCGCACGCCTGATCGATTGCCTGGCGTCGGTCCGCACGTAGGCGCCGAAGCGCGCCAGCACTTTCAGCGCTGCCCGCTCCGCCGGGTCGCGGACCTTCTTCTCATCGAAAAACGACTTCCACAGTCGTGCACCGACGATCAAGCCTTGGGCCATCTGCTGCGCACTCCGTCTTCCGCAAACCTTTAGTCTGTGCCAAACCGGCCGGCTACGAACGTAAACCGCATTGTGCTCACGAAAATCTTGTGCTGATCCAGCAGCTTGTCATCAAAGCCGCTGTCCATCAGATATTCGGTCTTTTGCCAGGCCACCGGCGGATTGGTGTTGAATTCCTTTCGCCGCAATAGCAAATCGGTCGCCTCGCAGATGTCCAGCAGCCGAGCAAGCATCAACTGATCTGTATCGGCGAACTTGGCGGCAACCGCCACGGTGACGGTGACTGTCTCAAGGCTGTGAAATCGGCTGATCTGCTCTGTGGCGGTCGATCCTGGGACGACCAGCACCACTGGCGTGCTGGACAGATTCTCCAATGCCAGACTCCAGCGGTAACACAAGTGCGCTTGGATGCCTGGCGGTTCGGTGATCTGCTCATTAATCAGGTTCGTAACGTTTGCGGCAACGTCATATGCTAGCGGCATCGCTATGGGGTATCAGCTACTTCCAAAATTTCCATCGCCACCGTCCAGCGGACAGTGGCGCCCGCCTTGCCAGTAACCCGTACGCGGATGCGCCATGCATTGTGCGGCGGGTCAGCGGTCACGTCGATGCTAGGCGTCCCGAAGCCATTCGGATTGTAATCGGTGCCAATCGTCTGGATGGTGCCAATCATCTGTCCTCCCACGGCACCTTCCTGCGTTACCAGGCACCGCCGCCAGAACGACGCACATTCAGCGGTACCGACCCGGCGACCGACGATACGGATGAAGCAATCGTAAGTCTTCTTCCCATACCCCCAGAGAATCCGGGTTTTGGGCGAATAGGTCAGATAGGCCCCTGTAGTGACTTCTGCCGGTGTGGCGTCGGTGGTCTGGGCCTTCAGCACGGTCAACGTCCATTGGCAATCGCCGGGAGAGACAAAAGCCCCGCTGCTGTAGGCGAACATGCCGGACGTGTATGCGTGCGTCTGCCAGCCGCAACCGAAGGAGGCTTCGTAACACGAGTCATTGCCGTAGCCAATTGCCGTACACCAGTCGCCAGCGGCGTTGTTCTGGCCAATGCAGATGCCGCCCCAAGCCTCGCGGGTCGGACCGGGGCGAGTTGCAATCGGAACATTTGACGAAAAGGCACGAGCTGTCTGCAGGTCGATTGAGTATTCGCCGCGTGGGTCAGGCGGCTGCCCGGCTGCACCTTCCCAGACGAGGTTGTACTGGTTGCGCTGGCCCAGGTGGCCGACGGTGCCGCGCCGCATCAAGGCGGTGAAGTAACCCATTACCAGGTTCCTCCCACAAAGGTGATCAGGTCATTGCTGGTACCTTTGGCCTTGATCCGGGAAAGATCGACGTGCACCAGCACGTGCCATTCGCCAGGTTGCAGCGGAATATCGTCGCCCAAATCGCCCTGGATGTAAGCGGTGTCTGCGTTGGTGATCGGCGCGGTCAGCGTGCCTGAGGCGATCACCGTATCGGACGTCAGCGGTGCATAGTTGGCACCCAACACCAATTTGCGAGCAATCAGTTGGTTCATGTCACAGCTACCAGCTTGGTGTGAATCCGCATCGTCAACCCGTAGGGATCGCAATAACGCCACTGCGGCTCGCCGGCAAGGACCAGCACCTCATAAAGCTGGTTGCCATCCTCGATTCGGTCGCCGGCTTGTGGTTTAGACCGCTGTCCGTTAATCACAAGGTCTTCGGCGGATATCAAAAAATCGCGGTCGGTCCACTGAACCTGGACAGCCCCTAGCTCATCCGAAAGCTCGATCTGCGTCCTGCCGACTACCGCTTGGATAACCAACACAGTCTGGCCGCGCCGGTAGCGGACCGACCGCGAGGCATGGGTCTTCAACTGCTGCGCCAGCGTCGCAGTGGCGCTTTGCAACAGGTCGGTGCTCATGGCGAGAGCTTTACTCGGACGCGGGCGTCACCGGCAGCCGCCGCCCTGACGGCCTTGCCCATATACTTGGTGCCAGAGGAACTGGTCGTTGCGTACTGGTTGGCCGCGTCCCAGTAGATCATCTGCCCTGCGTTGACGGCGACGTTGGTCTTAACGACATCAAAGACGCCTTCGATCGCCAGCGCACCGAGCGTGTTGGCGGCGATGGGTAGCTTGGCGATCCCGATCAAATCTGTCTGTACGATCACATCGCCGGCGCTCACAGCGCTGGTCGGCGTATAGTCGATCGCCGCACCTTCGTGAATCATGATGGCCTTCATATCGTCGGCTCCTTTAGAGAGTTTCTGGACTGTCAGAACGCCTTAAAGGGATCAAGTTCCTGTAGACCGGACCGCTGCGCGATGGTCTTGCATGGCCACGCCAAAATCAAAATACCCGCGCCACTTCATGCCCAGGGTGTCGAAATCCGTCTCGCCGGATTCGATCGTCGGCGTTCGCTGGCCGCGCAGATAGGCGATTTCCATCGCCGCCACGTCGGCCGGGTCGGCAAACAGATACCAGGCGGTCGAGCTGGAACCGGCCAACCCCTGGGCGTTCAGATAAGGCGAGCACAGCACCTTGAACTTGCCCGCGTGCGGGTTCGCAGCCGGCGAAGGCTTGTTGGCGGTTGTCGTCTCGTTGACCCGGGTTTCCTTCATCAACAGCTCTGCCGTGACCTTCAAGCTGGTCGGCACCAGCAACAGCTTGGGGGCCAGCAAGATGGGCCGCCCATCCTGATCCACCTGATCGAGGAACAGTTGCTCGGCCTTGGTGATCCCGCCGATGGACAACGCGGAATCGGCCCCGGTGGACAGGTTCTTGTTGGTGGTGCTGAAGAAACTATTCGGGTTGCTCAGCAACAGCGTGAATACTGCACTTTCCACGGCCAAGGCGGACTGTCGGCCGAGAATTCGCGGAATCTGCAAGAAGGCCCCCAGGTCGTCGTTGATGATCATCTGCCGGGTCAGGCTGATGATCGTCCCATAGGTCTCGACCTGGTTGGTGTAGGCCTGTTCGCTCAGGCGGGCATGTTTGAGCTCACCGTCCGGCCCCACCTTCTCGAACAGTCCCACGCCCGTCAGCCGATAGCGCGAAGCCTGCTTGAAGTCGTTGACATCGGTCTGGGCACAGATTTGCGGGCCGACCGCCTCCACAGCCAGGTACGATTCGAGCAGGGCCTTGTTGGCCACATTGCTCAGGATGCCTGGCAGGCTCAAGCTGCTGAAGCCTACAGCCGAAGCCCGCAACATCCGATCGGCCTCGAAGGCTGTGCGGACGGCTTCTTCGGTGAGCCGCCCCGGTCGGGCATACAGCCCAGCCGCTCTAATCACCATGTGGAAAAGCTCGCTGAGGCCCATGCCGCGAAGGTGGCGGGAATTGGCCTGTTCAAGCGTCTTGGCGTCGTACCACTTGGCCAGCTTGTCTTCTGCAATCCGCGCGGTCATACACAGCGCCGCCTCGATCGCCTCGGCGGTGATGGCCGGCGGATTGGCGTGGATGGCCGGGGCATGCGCTCGGGAGGCCCGCAGAACTTCCAGTTCGGCACGCTGCTCGTCCCAGCCCTCCTCGATGGCCTTGATCTCGATCTCTGGATGCTTGCCCGCGCAGAGCTTGCGGATGGCGGCGATCCGCTTGACTTCCGCGGCCAGTTCTAACCGGATGGTCTTAGCCATCTCGGCCGCCGAGGGACGCGGCTGGTCTGTCACCGCAGCCGCCGTAACATCGGCCGCAGGCGGTGCGACGGCCGTATCGGTCGTGTTGCCGGCACCGATGGTTTTTTGGTTGCTGTCCGTAGGATTGGTTGCGTTGTCCATGAGATTGAACTCCTTTGATGCGGCGGCGACCGAGACAGTGGTGTCCGGGTCGGCCCCCAGATCGACGAAACTGATTTCACCCAGTACGGCTTTGCGGACCACGTTCAGCGGCCCGTGATACTCGTGGCCGT